AGGCCCCAAATGGAACCGACGATGCAGCCGGGAGTGATCGCCGTCGTGACAACGATCGTGCTCGTGTGTTTTCTGGCCTGGCTGGCCTGGCACCGCCGCCACCGGACGCTCGTCCGGCCGACGGTCTGCGCCAACCCGATCCTGGTGCTCGTGATGATCGCCGGCGCGCTGATCGGCGTGCTGATCACCCACGCGCCGGAGCGGAACGAGGCCAAGCGCCGGCTGTACATCGAGCTGGCGTCGCGCTTCCCGTACGAGGACATCAACGACGCCGACGTGGAGGCCGCCCTCGACGGCTGCGAGTGCTACGACGACCAGGAAGGCCAGTAAAATGCCGCCGGTGATTGGGCCGTCCGGTCGGTGCCCGGCCTGTCGCGCGCTCCTCGATGGGCATAGCGCGTCAGACGGGTCCGACCGGCGGCCCGAGGCCGGCGACGCCGTGGTCTGCGTGTACTGCCGGACGATTCTGCTGGTCACCGACGGCCCGGTGCTCTATCGGGTGGCGACCCAAGCGGAGCTGGACGATCTGCCCCGGGAACTCTGGGCGGAACTCCACACGATCGTCACGATGCTCGAGCGCTACGCCGATTGTGCGGGCCACAAGCCCCTCTCCTGACCCCCGTGTTACCCTGACGGCCCATGGGCCGTCCCCCAAAGCCCAAGCCCCTCACCGCCAGCGACGATCCGATCGGCTTTGCCCTGACGCAAGCCGAAGCGGGCCGCGCCCACGTCGGCACGGCCGCCGACGTCATGGTGCCCCTGACCGAAAATCTCCGCGGGCAGATGGAGAAGGAAGTCACCGACACCCTGGAGCGCATCAAGCGGATCCAGTCGGCGACGCGCAAGCCCGACGGCCGGATCCGGAAGGCGAAATTCAAGGCCGCGGTGCTGGCGCTCTGGTGGGAAGGGCGGAAGCCGCCGGCGATTGCCCGCATCCTCGGCGTCTCGCGCGACAAGGTGATCCGGGCCCTGGCGGCGATGCGCGAAGACAGCGATCTGACGCTCCAACTCGACCGGGTGCACCAGATCGTGGTCCCGCTCGCCGTCGATAACCTGGTCCAGGGCGTCCTGGCGCGCGACAAGGACTACACGCTCCGCGCGCTCGAGGGCACGGGCATCTTCCGAGGGCACAAGACCAACGAAGTCGTCACGAAAAAGACCGTCTTCCGGCTGGAAGTGAAGACGGAGCTGCCGCCCGGGGTCACGATCGACAATCTGCCCCAGGCGAAGCCCGGCGCCATCGTCGGCGCGCCGTCGTTCGCCCCGCCGCCGGCGCCGAAACAGATCGCGGCGCCGGAGCCGGCGCCGGAGGGGCCGAAACCCGTGACGGTGCTCAGTGCCTAGCGCCCAGGGCTTCGCGTCCCAGGCCCAGCGCGACAAGTGGAAGCAGCTCGTGTCCGAGGGGCACGTCACCCAGGAGCAGTACGACGCCAAAGAGGCCCTGAGCCCGCCGAATCTCCCCCAGCGCGCGGCGCCCCGCCGGCGGACGGTCGGTCCGTCGCGGTCGGCTGACGCCGCGAAGATCGGCGACACCCGGTACTGATGGCCCGCGCCCAGATCACCAATCCCCAGCCGCTCATCGCGCTGAAATACAACCCCTACCAACAGGGGTTTCTCAGCGCGCGCCGGCTCCGAGTCTGCCCGAAGGCGTGTGCGCACCCCGACAGCGGCATCCGGCTCACCTGGTCGATGCTCGACGGCGCCTTCTGCCCGGTCTGCCACGAGCTGGGCTTCCGGGCGTACCGCCGGCTCTACCTGCGCGCCGGGCGACAGTCAGGGAAGACGCGCGCCGGCGGCCTGTCGGCGATCGAGGAGTCGATGGTGCCGAACTCCATCGGCTGGTGCTCGGCGCCGTCGTACCCAGAGCTCCGCGACTACGTGATCCCGGCGTTCATGTCGCAATTCCCCCAGGAAATCTTCGAGCACCCGCAGTGCAAATGGTCCGAGGACCGACTCTCGCTCGTGACGCCCTGGAACAGCGAAGTGCACTTCCGCTCGCTCGATGATCCGAACCGCGCGACCGGCGCGACGCTCGACTGGTGGTGGATTGACGAGGGCCGGAAGATTCAGGAGCTGGCCTGGCACCTGGGCGAAGCGATGCTGGCCATCAAAAAGGGCGTCTGCTGGGTCACGTCGTCGCCCGATTGGGGCGAGGACTGGTGTCATCGGAATTTCTGGGCACCGGCGGAAGCCGGGATGCCGGGGTACTGGGCCGCCAGCTACAAAACGGTCGATTCGCCCGTCATCGACCCCGCGATCATCGAAGCGGCGCGCCTGGTGATGCCGCCGGAGCTGTTCCGGCGCGAGTACGAAGCGTCGATCGAGTTCCCGACGGGCACGATCTACGGCGACGTCATCAACAAGTGCGAGGCCGACGACGATCGGATCCGGAAGTGGCTGCCGGAGTGGCCCAAGGTGTCGCCAAATCGCCCGTGCTGGATCGTGCTCGACCCCGGCACCGATCACCCCTTCGCGGCCGGCTATTTCATCGGCTGCCCGCAGGGGATCGTGATGGTCGGCGAGTACGCCGAACGCAACAAGCGCTACGTCCAGCATGTCGAGGGTATCAAGGGTATCGGGGGCGATCTGGCGATCGACCCGAAGGCGGCGCCCCTCACCGGCCGCTGGTTCATCGACCGATCGCAGAAACAGGCCGCGCTCGAGCTGATGCAGTACGGCGTCTACGCCCAGGGCGCGGAAAACGACGTCGATGCCGGCATTGAGCGGGTCTACTCGTGGATGGCGTCCAATCGGTTCCTGATTTCGAAAACCCGCTGCCCGCGGACGCTCAAGGATCTGCGCCGCTACCGCTACGCCGACGTCCCGGAGGGCACGCGCGGCCTGGCGAAGCCCACGCCGTTCAAAAAAGACGACGATTTGCCCGACGTCGTGCGGTATTTCTGCATGTCGTACCCGGAGCTGCCGACGCGCGGGCTCGAAATCGTGCTCCCGCCCGGCGTCCGCGACCTGTCGGTGATGAATCCGGACGATCGGCGCCAGGTGGAGCGGATGCTCGATCACGAACGCGCCGGCCAGACCGATGGCGACCTGGTGCGGGTGACCGACGATTTCCGCCTGGGCCCGAACGACGACATCCTGACCGAACGCAACCCGATTGGTGATTTCTACGGGTGATTTCGGGTAGAGTGCCGCGCCATGGCCCTTCCTGCCGGCAGCGGACCCCGTTATCGCCTGGTGTCAACGCCGGGCGACGTCTGGTTGCACATTGACCACTTCCGCAAGAAAAGCCGGCGCGTGTGGGCCGTGCAGTACATGGAAAAGGGCCCCGACGGCTGGCGGCCGGTCTACCGGGTGATCAAGGGCTTCGAGCTGCTGGCGCCGGCGCGCGACCGCTTCCACGAGGGCAAAAATCAGCTCCAGCCCGTCGCCTACGTGCACATCGAACAGGCCCAGGTGATGGATCTGCCCGGCGAGCGGGTGCGCATCCTGCCGGACCCGCGGCGGCATCCCCGTTGACGCCTCAGCTACACTGACTCCCCGTGTTTGGCTGGTGCCTGATCCGGAACACCGACCTGGCCTTGCTGCGTGAGCAGCTCGCCGGCGAACGCGCGCGCACGGATGCCCTGTACGAGCGGTTGATTCGGGTGTCGGCTGAGGCCGGCGCCAAGGGCGGCGAAGCGACGATGGCCCTGGCGCGGCTGAACGCGATGGAGCAGGAGGCCGCGCACACCCGGCACCGGCTGAACGGCTCGCCCGCGGTCGCGCCCCAGGTATCGCCGACCGGCAGCTCCACCGGGGTCCACGGCCAGCCCCTGCTCTCCGATTTGCCCCTCGCCGGCCAGGTGGGCGCCGGGATGGATCTCTTTAGCGACGTTGGCGAAGCCCGCGCCCACGAACTCAGAGAACGCGGTTTGCTCCACGACGACGACGGCGCAGACGACATCCCACCCGCGGCCGCGGCACTGACGGCCGGTTTGTAGAGGCTCCCCCATGGCGCTCGAGCCCTTTCTGACTCCAAATGGCGGCCGTCCGGGCGGCGACCCGGCCGCAGGCATGTTGGCGGGGATGGCGCTGCGCTCCCCGGTCATGCCGATGGAGACGCCGGAGCTCCGGCCCGTGCCGGGCTTCCAGGAAGACGACACCGATTTCTACGATCGGCTCGCGGCCGGCGACCAGGCGGCCGAGGCAGAACTCCGCAAGATCTTCGAGACGGTGAAGAAGCAGTCGCTGGACGGCCGCGAGGGCATCGAGCGCGGCTGGTGGCAGAAGCTGCTCTACATGAACGACCGGCAGTGGATCTACTACACCGCGCGCGGAGGGTGGGCCGACAAGCGCATGGCGCGCTGGATCCCGCGGCCGGTCACGAACGTCTGCACGACCACCGTCCACACCATCCGCGGCATCACGACCGCGATCGACCCGTCCGGCCGCGCCCGGCCGAACGGCAGCGAGCCCAAGAACACGATCACCGCCGAAGTGGTGGACCAGCTCGAGCCCGTGATCAAGGCCGAACACAAGCTCACGGAGCGCTTCTGGGAGGCGGACTGGTGGGCGCTCGTCCTGGGCTGCGTCTGGCTGCACCCCTATTGGGACCGTGACGACCTGTCGCATACCGAATTCGTGCAGGCCATGGAATGCCCGGAATGCGGCTTCCTGGCGCACCCGCTCGACATCGAGGAAGGCCAGCTTCCCGGCTGCCCGGACTGCGGCTACGCGGCCAACCTGTTCCGGCCGGCGACGCGGAGCAACCCCGACACCGGCCAGGAAGAACCGCTCGGCGACGACGTGCCGATCGGCTCAGGGGCGACCGATGTGGTGTCGCCGCTCGAGATGCTGGTCCCGACGTACGTGCAGCGCTGGGGGGACGCCGACCGGCTGATCCGGCTGCGGTGGCGCCCGAAGTCGTACTACGAGGGCCGGCCCTACGAGCATCAGATCCAGTACCGCTCGACCCCGGCGGACCGCTCGCTGCAAATGTACCGCTCGCTGGCGACGATGACCGGCCAGGCGACGCCGGGGGCCATCTGGGCGGGCGGCCAGAACACCGGATCGCGGCTCGAGGGCGTGATCGAGGCGGAACTCTGGTGCAAGCCGACGTCGAAGTACCCGAAGGGGCTCTGGGCGCGCTTCGCCGGCGGGGCCGAGGGCGGCGCGCTGATTCTGCGCGACGAGGAACGCGGGGTCCGGCCGGGCCCGATTCCGTACCTCAGCAAACAGGGCAAAGCGCTCTGGCCGTGGGCGTACCTGTCGTACGAAGACAAGGGCGGCTCCATCTGGTCGCGCTCCTGCCTGGACGGCATTCTCCAAAAGCAGGACCAGATCAACCGGAACGACTCAATGGTCGAGTTGATCATGCAGCGCATGGCCAACCCGATCTGGCTCGAGCCCAAGGGGGCCGAAGTCCAGCGGTTCACCGGCGAGCCCGGCCTGATCGTCCGCTACCAGGTCGTCGCCGGCACGAACGCGAAACCGGAGCGGCTCGAGGGCGTCTCGCCACCGGCGGCGTTCTTCACCCTGCGGACGCAGTACTTCGATGACGTCGAGAAACAGGCGGGCACCCGGGACGTGCTCTCCGGATCCACGCCGTCGGGCGTCGAAGCCTTCTCGGCCCTGAACCTGCTGGTCGAACGGAGCCAGGCCGGGTTTACGCCGTACTTCAAGGCCCGCGGCAAGGCATTCCGGGATTGGTTCGAAGTGGCGATCGAGCTCGAGCGCGTGCACGGGCCCCAGGTCCGGGTCAAGGCGACGCTCGGGGAAAACGACGAGTGGACGTACGAGACGTTCCAGAACGCCCAGCTCGATGGGGCGGTGACGATCTACGTCGAAGACGGCTCCGACGTGCCGAAAACGTCGCTCGGCAAGCGCGCGGCGCTCCAGCAGGCGCAGGCGTTCAACGCCATCAACATGGCGGAACCCGACCAGCTCCTCAAGACGCTCCAACTGCTCGGGATTTCGGACATCGCGCCGGGCCTGGACGCGCACACGAAGGCCGCGCAGATCGAGCAGTACCAGTACCTCGCCTGGGTCGGGAGCGGCCGCCAGGGGCCCAACCCGATGGTGGCCTACGCCTGGAACAACCATGCGATCCACATCCAGCAGCTCGATCGCTGGGCGAACTCGGATCGGGTGCGGGCGCTGATCGCCAATGATCCCCAGATGGTCG